ATGGCACTCAATGACTGTAATAGGTGGTCGTCCCGGTAGTGGAAAAACTCTAATTAAGGATCAGATTGTACGTGAATCGTTCAAACTTAATCCTGATGAGAAGTTCAGAGTATTAGAATTTCAGTTCGAAATGCTTGCTCGTACTTCTGCAATTAGAGAGTTTTCCAGTGTACTTGGTAAATCATATAAGTACTTATGTAGTGCGGATGGAAAGTTGTCGAATGAAGATCTAGCAGTATGCTATGAACATGCCAAAGAGAGAGTTAAGATTCCTATTGACATTGTAGAAGAACCACTGACCGTTAATGAATTAAGAGAAACTATAACAGCTTACATGAATCATCATGCTGTTAAAAACGAAGACGGTACAGTAGACTTTACAAAGACAGTAGTTACCTTAGATCACTCTTTGCTGTTAAAGAAAGCACCATTTGAGAAGGATAAGTTTGATACCTTGTATAATCTTGGTGAGATGGTTACAGAACTCAAGAGGAGATATCCTATTGCGTTCATAATTCTCACTCAGTTAAATCGTGGTATTGACAATCCTGAGAGGAATGAAGACGGTAAGTATGGTAATTATATACTAGAGTCTGATATCTTCGGTTCAGATGCGTTGCTTCAACACGCTGATACACTTATTGGTATCAATAGACCTGCTAAACAAAAGATTAGGTTCTATGGTCCTGATAAGTATATCATAGAAAATGATCGGGTGCTTGTATTGCACTTCTTGAAATGCCGCAATGGTGATGCTCGTATGAGTTTCTTCAAAGCAGAGTTTGAACGCATGCGTATTTCAGAAATGCCTACACCACCTCAACAAGAAAAAAGAGTTAAAATATGAGTGTAAGTTTAAAAACAGAAAAAGTAGATTCTAAGACAAAAGTTGCTGAGCTAAGAGAAAAACATCAACCTGTATTCGAAGCATTGAATATTCCTGATGCGTATTTTTATCCAAAGTTAGCGTACAGACCAAAAGGTAAAGACGAATTACACATTAGTCTTTTCCCTAGTGAGTTACGTAAAGGTACTGATTTCTATACAGAGTTTGTCTCTGGTGAATTTGTACCGCAAGATTCAGAACGTACATTGTGGAAGTTGCACTTTAATCCCCACTGGGAGGATGAGTATGATACCACACCTACAACTGATTCTGCTTTGAGATATCTTATTCCTGTTAGTGAGTTAGTAAAAGTTAAAGCACCAGCTAAAACTATTGCTACTCGTTCAGGTATTGAAATTACAGAGTTCGAAGAGTTCTCATCTTTGATGGATGATGCTCCTATTTCTGATATGACTATCAGAGATCTTGCAGCGATTCTATTAAAGAAACCTGTAAGCAGCAAGTCTTGGTTAAACGATTTAGTTAAGTAATTATTATAAAAACATGGAGATCACACTACCTACAGCAAAGGTTCCTGCGGAGAATACAAGTCCGAAGAACCTGATTATTTTTGCTAAACCCAAAACGGGTAAAACAACTTTGTTATCACAATTAGACAACTGTTTAATACTAGATCTCGAAGGAGGTTCTAAGTATCTAGATGCTCTAAAGATTGAAGCAAAGTCTGTTGAAGAAATTAAGCATATCGGTAAAGCTATTAAGGACGCAGGTAATCCTTACAAGTACGTAGCTATTGACACAATCACTGCATTAGAAGAGATGTGTATACCATATGCTGAGGAGTTATATATGAAAACTCCGATGGGTAAAAACTGGTTAACAGACGGTAAACCTAAGTATGGAAACATATTAAGTCTACCTAATGGTGCTGGTTACCCATACTTAAGAGAAGCATTTACTAAAGTTGTAAACTACATCCAGTCATGGGCGGATCGTACAATCTTAGTTGGTCACGTGAAAGACACAATGCTTGAAAAGAATGGTTCAGAGTTTAACTCCTTAGATTTAGATTTGACAGGTAAACTTAAACGTATTACCGCATCAAACTCTGATTCTATCGGTTACTTGTATCGTAAAGGTAAGAAGAACATTATTAGTTTTAAGACCTCTGATGAAGTAGCTTGCGGAGCTAGACCTGCGCACTTAAGTAATAAAGAGATAGTTTTGTCTGAAATGTTAGAAGACGGAACTGTAAAAGTTAATTGGACAGAAATTTACATTGATTAAAAAGTAGAAAAATGATTAGTATCAAAAATTTAAAATCCTCAGAAGGTTCAGGATTGCCGAAAGTTATCGCTCCTGGTAATGTAGTATGTAAGATCAACAGTATCAAATTGGAAACACCAAGCTATGATACAAGTGCATCTTTCTTAGTAATGAACGTAGAGACAGAACCTATTGAGAATTTCGAAGGTTTCTATATTGACAAGAACAATCCTGATGCAGGAAGACATCTTGGTCAAGTTGGTAAAGTTAAGACCAACGAGTATGCATACAAAGATGGTACTACTAAGACTGGTATCGAAGTATATCGTCAGAACGACATCTTGAAAGCGCTTGAGTCTCTTGCTAGAAATACTAATTCTTACAAGTGGATGGAAGATAACGATGGTGTCTTTGAAACTATTGAAGAATATGTAGAGAAGTTCAACGAAGATGCTCCATTCAAAGATAAGTTTGTAATGATGTGTATTGGTGGTAAAGAGTATACTAACAAAGACGGTTATACTAACCATGACTTGTTCTTGGTTCGTAATCAACGCGGTGTTTATAATATGGCACCTGTTGAGAATGCAGCTAATGTTATTGCATTTGACAAAGACCTACACATTAAGAAGAAGAAAGTTGAGACTGTAGATTCATTTGGATCTGGTAACGTCGCAACGTCCTCTTCTGTGAGTAGTGACTTTGAACTCTAATTTAATTATCTGATACTAAAAGGGGGTGGAAGCATCCCCTTTTTTATCTTTAAACTTTAGCATATGATAAGTACTAAAAATCTAGTGTCTAGTATTATAGATGTTCCTGATCACTGGATCTTTGAGCACTATTGTAATCTGAGTGAGAAACTAGTAGGTCAAGATGTAAAGATTAAATCATTGTTTAATCCTACAGAAAGAACACCTAGTTTTTCAATATTCTATGCTGATAGCAAATACTATTACAAAGATTTTTCATCTGGTAATGGTGGCTCCGCTATAAAGTTAGTAATGGAACTCTATGATCTTGAGTTCGGTGCAGCTGCGAATAAGGTTATAAAAGACTACAGAGAGTTTTTGATGCTTGGTACAACTGATGACATAAGAACATTTAAGAGATTAGCAAGATATAAGATTGTTGATTTCACAAAGCGTTCTTGGAATAAAGGTGATGCTAAGTTCTGGACTCAGTTTGGTATTGATTCTGAAACGCTTGTTAAGTATGGTGTCGTTCCTGTCGGTGACTATACTATGCATAAAGAACAAGATGATGTTATCAAAAGTCTTTCTATAACTGGATCTAATATCTATGCATACACAAGACTTGATGGTAGCGTATACAAGATGTATCAACCGTTTAATGCTGATCATAAGTTTCTAAAAACAAAAAATTACATTCAAGGTACAGACCAGTTAAAATTCGAACAACCTAATCTTATTATCTGCAGTTCGCTGAAAGATATTATGTCACTTAGTAAGTTTGGATTTAATGCTGAGTTTGTTGCACCAGATAGTGAGAACACTGTTATCTCTCCGGGTGCTATTGCAATGTATAGAGCTAAGTATGAAAAGATCGTGATTCTATTTGATAATGATACTGCCGGTAAGAAAGCTGCTGCTAAATATGAAGCACAGTATAGTATACCATATGTTACATTACCACTAAGTAAAGATCTATCAGATTCTGTAAGAGATCACGGTCTAGAGAAAACACGAGAGGTATTATATCCTTTACTAAAAGAAGCAATAAACAAATGAGTTGGATCTACAAGAATCAGGTATTTACACCTGATATGATTCCTGAAGGTGCTGTCGGTTTTGTATATGAAATGACAGCTATCATAGATGGAAAGTCTTATGCGTATATTGGTAAGAAGAATTTTCATAGAGTTACTAAGAAGAAACTTACCAAGAAGAATACTCCGGCAGACAGACGTAAAAAGAATTATGAGCGTGTTGCTAAGCTTGCGTATGAGGATTACTTCAGTAGTAATGCTACGTTAAAAGAAGCACACAAGGATAAGGTTCCTATCAAGAGGAATATCCTGCAGATATGTTACTCTAAGACAGAGTTAACTTATATGGAAACAAAGTATCAGTTTGTCAACGGTGTACTAGAATCAGATTTGTATCTGAATGGTAATATCCTAGGACGTTTTTATAAACTTAAAAAATAAAATTATGAGTGCATTTAATGATGAATTAGAGGAAGCAGCATTTGTATCCTCCCTTAAGAACATGGGTATAACTGAACTTGTTGCTCAATACGACGGTAGTGGAGATAGTGGTTCAATAGAACATGTATACTGTGAAGATGAGGATGCTAATACTATAGATGTAGATGATGTCATTCTATCTAAGGTAGAAGAAATGCTTTATGAAGTTCTTAGTAATAACTATGAGTATGATTGGTATAACAATGACGGTGGTTATGGTACAGTAAGAATAAATATTGAAGATAAGACCTGGAAAGTAGACGGTGTTATAAGAAGTATAGAAAGTGCTGATGCATCAGGTGACTATGGCACATCCGAATGAACATGCTAAATCATCCGCTAGAAGGTGGGGTGGTGAACTAACAGATTACACACATATACATAACTGGTTTGATGAGACTAAATCATGGGTAGGTCATAGTGACCACCGAATATTTCGTCATCATAGTGAAGGTATATTTGAAGCTGAAAAGATCTTCGGAGTAAGCTTTGTAAACACAGCAGGTAGAACTGTATACACCAGATATGTAGGTGAACAACATGTAAAAGAAGATTGCAATGGTTATATACCTAGTGCAAAAGAATGGGTCAAAGCAGTTAGTGGTAATGAACACCCACTGTGGAGAATTAAAACATTAAAAATTGAAGACTAATGACAAAGAACATTCAAGAAAGTATTATTCTATCAGATAGTACTTATGAAAGAGTATTAGGGATGCTAACAAGTCCTGACAAAGAAAGTGTATATATCGGTGTAAGTATTATAGAAGCAGTAGACTTGGAAGAGAACCTTCCGTACATCTTATTGCTTGCAAAAGATTGCAGTAAAAGTAACTGTAATCATGATCCTTTTAAGAATGATGTAACAACTCCTGATGATCAGGATGTTATAAGACATACTTCTTTTAGTCCATCTATCATGACATATGTAAATGATTGTGCTAATGATAAAGGACATCTTAACTTTAATAGTATGTATAATGTTATTAAGAAGAATACTAAGACTAGTCCGGCCGCAATGCAGTTTTTCCTAGATAAGTTTTCTGCGTCACTACAAGAACATTTATTAACCTGGGGTTTTGATTTCGTAGAAGAGATGAACCTTAAATTAATTCCAAAGCATGTTAAACAATCATGACAGTCTAGCAAGAGCTAGTAAAGAACTTATGTTGAAAGAACCATTCTATGGTCTTCTCCTACTAAGTTTAAATAAGCAGTGGAACAAACGTGTACCTACTGCTGGTGTAAGTAAGAATGGTGTTAACTTCCAGCTTACTATTAACGAAGACTTCTGGAACTCTCTTAGTGATAATCACAAGAGAGGTCTTCTGAAGCATGAGTTATTGCATATAGGTTTCTTCCACATTCAGTGTCAAGATGAATTTCAAAATAAGAAAGTAGCAAACATTGCTATGGACATTGAGATTAATCAGTTCATAGATGCGGAAGATTTACCTGAAGGTGGTTGTACTCTAGAGTCTTTTGCTGAATATAATCTACCACCTAAAGCAGGTTGTAGAGAGTATTACAAACTTTTGATGCAGGCAAAAGAACAAGAAGAACAATCTGGTTCTGGTGGAAAGATCTCTGATATGGCAGGTATGGATGACGGTGAACAACATAGTAGTGGTACTAATGTTCCTGATCATGGTACTTGGAAAGACTTTGAAGATCTATCTGAAGCAGAGAAGAAATTACTTGAGTCTCAGACAGCACATATCTTGAAAGAAATTGCAGATTCTGTAGAGAAATCTAGGGGTACTATTCCCGGAGAGTTTAAAGGTATCTTAGAAAGACTACGTCATGTAGAACCACCGAAGTTTGACTGGCGTAGTTATGTCAGAAGATTTGCAGGTGGTGCTAAAGAAGTATTCACTAAGAAACTTAGACGTAAAGACAACAAGAGGTTTGAAGAGAACCCTGGTCTTAAGATTAAAAACAAGAGACACTTGTTGGTTGCTATAGATACTAGTGGTTCTGTAAGTGATAAAGAAGTTAAGGAGTTCCTTAATGAGATACATCACATACATAAAACTGGTAGTGAGGTAACTATCTTACAATGTGATACTGTTATTCGTAGTATTGAGAAGTACAAACCTAATGAAGATATAACTCTTCATGGTAGAGGTGGTACTGATTTTGATCCTGTACTAGAGTATTACAATGAAAATCAAAGAAAGTATACGTGCTTATTCTATCTCACAGATGGTGAGTGTAGCACTGATGTAAAACCAAAAGGTAAAATGTTGTGGGTAATATCTACCCGTGGTGAAATTAACAAAGGTCTTCCTGGACCACAAATCAAGTTGAATTAAAAAAATTAAGAAAATGGCAAAGCAAGTTCAGTTAAACACAGATGAGTTAAAGCAATTCGTAACACACGTTGTAAATAATAACAAGTACTTACAGGAGAATGGAAAGATTCCTGTAGCTGTAAACATCGAAGGTGAAGCAGGTATCGGTAAGACAAGTACTATCTTACAGTATGCTAATGAGAACAACCTTCACTTTGTAAAATTATCCTTGAGTCAGCTCGAGGAGTTGGGTGACTTAGTAGGTTTTCCTATTAAGGAATTTGAAGTAGCAAAGACTACTGACGACGGTAAGCGTGTAGCTAAATGGATTCCTGAGAACATCATGCCATTGTATATTCAGCAGAAGTATGTTCCTACTGGTGAGAAGCGTATGACGCATGCACAACCAGAATGGATTCAAGGTAAAGGCGAGAACGGTTTGTTGATTCTTGACGACTATACTCGTGCTGATGCTAGATTCATGCAAGCTACTATGGAAATCATTGACCGTCAGGAATATATCTCATGGAAGCTACCAAAAGGTTGGACTGTAATCTTGACTAGTAATCCAGATAACGGTGACTATCAGGTGACATCTCTTGACGAAGCGCAAAAGACTCGTTTTATCACAAGTTACTTGAAGTTTGATATTGACTGTTGGGCGCGATGGGCAGAAGAGAATGAGATCGACACTCGTTGTATTAACTTTATGTTGTTACATCCTGAGTTGACAGAGAAGCGTGCTAATGCTCGTAGCTTCACTACATTCTTTAACTCTATCTCTAGTCTAGATAGTTTCGAAGAGAGTCTTCCTATTATTCAGATGATCGGTGAAGGTTCTGTAGGTGGTGAGTTTGCTACTATGTTTACTATGTTCATTAACAACAAGCTTGATAAGTTGGTAACTCCTAAAGATGTATTGAATAACAACAGTTGGGAGTATATCAAAGGACAACTTAAGTCTTGTATTGGTGAGGGTAACAGCTACCGTGCAGATATTGCCAGCTTGATGACTACTCGTATCATCAACTATGCAGTGCACTATAGTAATAACAACACAGTAACTCAACCATTAATTGATCGTGTTACTAACTTGATTACTGATGATATCTTCAGCAATGACCTTAAGTATTATATCGTTAAGGGTATCCTTAATGGTAACAAACAGAAGTGGTCTAAGTTGATGTTGAATCCAGAGGTAATCAAAATGACTGTAAAATAATGCAAAACAACATTAGTAGTATTTTAGAAGACTCTACTTTACCAAGCAAACTAAAATTTGTAGAAGGATCCCTTAAATATGTTTACATGTTTAGTCCTGATGAGTTTAATAGTGGTATTGGTGTAACAGAGTTGTATAAAATCTCTATGGAAAGTAGGAATAAAATAGCATCACTCCTGAAAGGGGGTGATGCTTATACTCCTGTTTCTGGAGATAAGATTTATTTATTACCAGACTCTAAGATACCTAGTTATAAGATCAAAGAGTATTGTAAAACATCTGGTATGACCGTGACTAGTAACATAGAAAAAGCTACTGTTATCCTAGGTACTGAACAGAATATTCTAGATGCATCAAGCTATGACATTAATAAGAATCAGTATCCTAATGGATGTATTGTAGGTGAACACTATTCTAGTCAGGTAGTATATAACCAAACCCTTGTAGATTTTATAAAGAATAAGAATACGTTTATTGTATTACCTACTACTGGTATAGATTATCATGACAGGTTAAAGCAAGATGATACTATTATAGTGACAAGAGCATTAGCATCTCACTACAGTAAATCTGCTTATACTGATAACATGGAAGATGCTACTACACAGTGGGCACTTAATGCAGAGAGTCTTACTCTTGTATATAATATTCTATCTAAGAAAGTACCAGTAATATCACAAGAACATTTTATTGAGACCTGTGGTAATCAAGTAGTACTAGATGATGACATGTATAATAGTTTAGATATGATGTTTAGCAGTCCTTCTCAAGAGGATCATCTAACAGCATCTAAGATTCTATTCAACTGTAATGCTAAGAATTCTAAGTATCATATATGGAGACTAGCTATGAAGCATAGATACCGTATAGATACTTCTGAAAATAACAGACTTAAAGAAGCTAAACTATTTAAGACCTTAGTACACTGGAATGTTATAGAAAACATGGATGAAAGTGAAATAGTAACCCATCTTGCAAAAAATGGACAATTACTAGAAGAAACATATAATAAACTTATGTCTAGTATTCTAGCTTCTGAAAGAGAAGATGCTGAGAGAAGATTAGATCTTACTCATGTAAACATCCAGATAACCCCAAAGTATAATTACGAAGAATTCATTAAACCATATGGTGAACAAAATTCAAATTAACATAGTAGATTCATTGAATGTAAATTCAATGGGTCTTATTGACAGTCTAAACTGTACTCAAAAAGAAGTAGTAAAGTTTTCAGATAATAACTGGCAAAACATTAGATACTTTAAAAGTTTCTATGATGAGCATGTAAATAAAACTGTAGATTTAACCGGTGCTAAAACTATTTATATATCTCCTAAGTGTGAGGTATCTAGAGAGAAACTAAAGTCATTACTAGATTCTATTGGTGCTCGTGTTGTTAGAGATCCTGAGAAGGCAGACTTGATTTTTACAAACTCAAAGTACTGTTATGAGTCAGCTGATACTCAAATATATAAAGTCTTTGAGGAGTTTGATCA